TTGTTGTCCGATTCCTTTCAATAGATTTCTCATTTGGAAAGAATATAATACAGCGAATGACGAGTATAATGCAACACCTTCAGCAAACGCTGAAAATATTGCCAAACTTTTTCCAACTTCAACCCTGGCTTTGTGATTCTTTTTTAAATCTTGTGGTATCCAATCTGCTGTGGTGTTTGTTAATAATTCAAAACGTTCTTTCATTGTTTCATCATGTAAAAACCCTTCGAAATCTTCCAATCCCAATGTTTCATTTAAGTATGAATAAGCAATAGAGTGAATTGTTTCTTGTGAACCAAATGCCATAGCCATTTGACGAATCTCATGTTTTGGAAACCATTTGGTAACCATTCCTGTCCAATAATCTGAAACTGCACATTCTGTTTGTGCAAACCCTAAAAGAATATTACCAACTAAGTGTTTTTCCGAAGGTGATAAATTTTCATTCCAATCCTTAACATCTCCCTGCATTGGAATTTCGGTATGTAACCAAAATGCCTGCATTTGTTTTAACCAACCCTCATTATAATATTCAGGATATTCAAATGGTTTAAATGGTATTCTATCTGTAAATAATTTACTCATATCATTATTAATTTTATACTTTTGTTTTTCTTTCTTGTGATTTTTTAAATACTTCCGCCGCTCTATTTGCTCTCTTTTCTTCTTGTTGATGTTCATGACCAAGAAGTGTATTTTGAGATTCTGTATCGATAACTAAAAATTGATTATCAAATTTACAGTTTTGCCAAATAATACCATCCTTACCAACACGTGATTTTAATAATGTTAATGTAGCTAAATTGTTTTCCTTTTGTTCAAGTGTTTTGCCAATTGAAAGTATAATGTGTGCAATTTGTGCTTTTTTAATTGATCCTCCCATTTGGTCACCCGTTACAACTTCGGAGGAAATAGATTCACGATTACCTTGTGTTGCAGTCCAAAGAGCAATATCAAATTCAGATGTCATCGCCTCCAAACTTCTCATAATTGATCCCTCTCCTTTCCATTCTTCCCCATTAACACTTCTTTCAGGTGAAATACAATCAACATAATCAATAACAACCAAATCAGGTTTAAAACCTTCTGAAATCATTTTTCTAATCTTAGATTTAATTTCAGAAATGGTGATACTATCACTTGGAAGTTTGGACAATTTTAAAGAACCGTTTGATCTCTCTTGTTGTTCTCTCACTAAAGCCAAAACTTCTTCCTTAAATTCGGGTTGTTCGTCTGGTGCAACTCCTGACCAAATAGTGTAATGTTTTCTTTTAATTTGTCCTTCATTGTCTTCGAAAAATATTTGAAGAACGTTAAAACCATCATTATAAGCGGTATTTGCAAATTTTGTAAGTAAAGTTGTTTTACCCGTTCCGGTTGGGGCTAATACGACACCCAATTCTCCTCTACCAAGACCACCTTTTAAAACATTATCTAAACCAACAATACCGGTCCTAATTGGTAATCTGTAATCCTTTTCGAGTGCGTCATCCATATTATGAAAAACATCCGTAATCATGTCATTCATAATACCCACTTGTAATGCCTTTTGGATTATTTGTTCAATCTTATTATAAGATTCAAATTCCCCACTTTCGATAATTGATGAGATACTCTTAATCTCTTTTTTAAGGTTTTGTTGTTTACAAAAATTCAACGCTTTGTCTTTAACAAATTCATTGTTTTTTTCTAAATTTTTAATTGCCTCGAGTGTGTCTATATGAGGTCTATTAATGTCTTTATTACCACCTTCAGAAATAATTTTTTGTGCTAATGTATCGTAATTTGGAATTTTACTATATGATTTATGAAGTTCTTTGATATTCTCCATAATGAATTTAAAGGAGTTATTATCAAAATACTTACTTTCTAAAACATCTACAATTGTATCCCCAAATTTTTTATCTTCAATAATAGATTTAATAAGTTGCTGTTGAAATGTGTGACCTAGATAACCAAAATTTTTTTCTTCTGATGACATAAATTTATATAATTTTATAGTTGATAATTCAAGTATGTGGTTTCCAATTCTTTTGAAGACAAGATGTCAGTTAAATCTGACAAAATTCTCTTAAGATTTGGTCGTATATCTACCGTATATCTAACCTTTGGGTGGAAGTAATATGCGGGGAATATTCTTGAAATAAATACATCTTCATTAAGCTTAATTTCAATCAAAAACTCCTCTTTTATATCCTCTTCACCATCTTCCACATTCTCCAAATTCAGAAAATAATTTTGATTTTCACATAGATAATCAGAAGTTTTATTTTTCAAATCCTCACTAATTTCTTCAGAAATATTTTTTACATAATAGTGTAAATCCATTGATCTTCTTGCTTGTGGATTGTGACCTTTTACATTAAAAAATCTCTGACAAACAATATTGCCATCCAGCGTTAACAAAAATTCAAATTTTGTGATTTCTTGTTGATTACTCATAACTTTTAATTTTAATTGTTTTTTTATTTTTTTCTTTTATTGTTAATCTTAAAAATGGATTTAAAAATTTAGTCCATGCGTCGTCTGATTTAGGTAGTAGATTGAAGATTCCGTCCTCCATCATCATTTTCATAGTGTTTTTGTATGATCTACCTTCGGGGTCAAGAGTATCGTTTATTAACGAATTAATTGTCTCTTTTGCCTCATCTGTAAGAAATGGTTCATCTAAACTTACAATCTTCTTGTTTATGTGGAAGAATTCCTCACCAAATACACCATGTTTTGTAACACCTGTAAGGATGTTCTTGTATAACCAGTTATTTTTATCCCCTTCAAGTAATAGATTTGTTCTCTCTATCACTTCTTCAAGTCTAACTGGTCTATCTTTAATTTCAGGGAATAAGGTAAGTAGTCTTTTTAAACCCATACTTTTAATTCCCGATATATTATCGGATGGGTCACCACATAACATTTTAACTAATTTGACATTATCAATATGGATAGTTTCGTGATTATAAAAGATACTATCATTTACCTTATAAAGTTTACCGTGAGAAGGATTGTAAATCTGAGTTTTCTCAGATACAAGTTGTGTTAAATCTCCGTCAGATGAATATATGATTTTGTTTTCTGTTTGGGAATTTTGAACATAATATGCAATACAATCATCAGTTTCACAGAATTCAAACTCACCTTGTCTCACATAAAGTTCTTCAAGATATTGTTTAATTCTACCTCTTTGGTAATTGTAGTTGTCAAGTTCCTCTTCGGTTCTAACTCTATTTCTCCTATTTTCTTTATATAGGTGATATATTTGTTTCCTTTGTGAAGAACCGTTTTCTCCGTCCCAAAAAACTACTATTTTGTCTAGATGGTATATCTCAAACGTTCTTCTAAGAGTATTGATAAAATGATATATTCCTCCAATATGTTTCCCCTTATAGAAATGATTTTTGAGACCAAAGAAACCAATCGTGAGTAAATTATCTCCATCTACTAATAAAACAGACATTAAAATTTATTATCATTATACTATTCATCCTCAGTTACAACTTCAATATCCATTGCGTCTGTAACGTTAACGCCTAACATTTTACTAATATAGTCTCCATGTTCTGATTTGTAAAGTTCAATGCTTTTCTTTTCTTCAACATCGTCTCTACCCTTCATAAAATCATGTGCAGTAACTAAAATTCTACCATCTTCATAACCTAAACCATTTACGTGGTTTTTCATAATAGATATTTTTGTTCTTGTTGCAATTTTAACTTTTCTCTTATCTTTAGTGATTGAGATTTTAGTAGTTCCTGCACCCTTTTGGTTACCAAATAAGAAAACCAAAGTTGAGTTTAACCAAATGGCTTCACCACCTTTTGCTTTGATTTTTGGTTGTCCAAATGGATTATCAGGTAACTCTACCCAAGGTTGGTTAACTATAATTAACGAGTTGGTATATTGTTTATCAACCCTTCTAGAACCTGAAATTCTCTGATTTAAACCCATACCGATTTTATCTGCCAATACTGATGCGTTGTGTTGTTTACCACCCTTACCATCGTATGTCATTTTACAAGGAACTGAACCTACGGAATCCCATAAGAAAAGAATATCATGTGGAATTTCACCTTTTTCTTGTGCGTCTAATACTTCATTAAGAAAATCCGTAATTTGTTCGATATATTCAAAATCACTATTGAACAAATAGAAATCATCTTCTTTATTGAAACCCATTAGTTCAGCGTGGTCCCAACTCCATTTTTGTTCTGTAATAATAAAAACCGGTAGAATACCTTTCTTTTGTGCGTCTACAGCCGCCTTTACAAGTGCAGTTGTTTTTCCTGTATCACTATGACCCAGAAACATATTTAAATGACCCATTGCTGGTCCGGGTATTCCTGTAGCATCTAAAAATGCATCACCCAAATCAAAGAAACGGTCAGCCTTATATTCCGCTTCTTTTGAGAACTTTTTCTTTATTGAACTAAAATCGTTTTTTTTGATTGCCATAATATAAAATTTAAAAATGGGGACCATTGACGTTATCTACGGCCCCCTTTGTTTTTTACCAATTAGAATGGTAAATCTTCATCTACATCATCTTCTTCTTGTGGGTCTGCCACAGGTGTGGATTTTTTAGGTGAAGTAATAGTTTCTTCTACTTGTGAAACTAATTGTGAAGAGGAAATCCATTTGTTACTATCAGTGCTCCATTTTGGAACTTCTCCATTTGCAACAATTTCAAGATAATCTTCACCTTTTTTAGAATAAACATCAGACCAAACCAACTCATCATTAACCCATTCATTCGCCTTTGCTTCATCTTCATGTAGTGGAGTCGGATCTTCAGGAATAACAGAGTTAATTGTTGTGTATTCTTTTCCTGTTCCTGCTTTAGTTAAACCCAAAGAAAGAATCAAATCACGACCTTTAGTGGTCTCAGTAATATCTCCTTTGTTTTTGAAGATTGGGAAAATTTTGTCTAATACACCATCCCCCTTTGCATTGTGTTTAAATCTCCAAAATTTAACACCATCTTCTTCATGATCTCTATCAATCACCTTAACAATGTAAAATTTACGAGAACGGTATTGTCTTGCCAATTCTCTGTCTGATTCTACACCTGTTTCCATTAAACTTTGGTAAACCTCATTTAGTGGAGAACGTTTACTTTCTTGTTTTGGGTCATAAAGTTTTAACCATTTTCCATCAACTTGAACTTCATGGAAATAAACCTCAACAAAGGGTGAACCTCCGTCTTTAGTTGGAAGAATTCTAATTCTTCTTTCTTCACCACGAGAACCTTTTGGAAGGACTGTTGTGAAGTACTTTTTCATTCTGTCTTCTTGTGAGACTTTGTTTGTGTTGCCACTTGTGGCTTGTTTGCTTTTTTCGTACTGCTTGAGTACTGCATCAAATGTTGTTGACATAATAAATAATTTAAGTTAATAATATCATTGTCTTAATAATATAAATAAAAAAACCCGAATTATAAAATCCGGGTTAATCTTTTTTTAAAAAATCTTTTTTCTTGTTATTCCATAGTAAAAAGATATGAATATTTGTTTACTAAACCAAGAATTTCGTCTCTTAAGTTTAATAAGTTCGTATCTTTAGGGTCAATATCCTCTGACATTTGTACCAACGCTTGTCTAACTGTGTTAACAAGTCCTTTGATGTCTATTTCAGATAAATTACTTAATTGTATGTTTTTTGTTTCCTCGTCTAAAACGAATCTACCGTACTGTCCCATTGCTTGTTCAACAAAATCATCAATAAGTGGGTCTAAATCACTGTAAAAGTTTCCAAATGCTTCATGTCTAGCAATACCTTTTGTTTGCCAGTGACAAATTTTTAATTGAACTTGTAGACCCAATAAAAAATTTACATTAGAACTTAAATTCATCTTGTTGTTCTTCTGGATTAAATGATTGCTTTATGGTGTCTGTTGGATATTCTTCAACTTCTTGTTTAGTTAAAACATATTCGTTTTTACCACTTTGTCTCATTTCATCTTGTTTAACCGCGAAAAATTGTTGTGGATTTTGGTTAAACGGATACGAATCAAGAGATCTCATTTCCAATCTCTCTTGTGCGTTTGGTTCTTTCATTGTTTCAACCTTAGATGATAATTGGTCGATTTTAGATATAACCTGATCCATATTGGAAAGTTTACTCTCCAAATCGTCTAATTTTGTAAAAACAGCATCCATTTGAGTCATTACATTACCGTGGTCTTGTTTATTATCGTCAATGTCCTTTTTGATACTTTTGGTCATATTAACCAAATCGGTAATATCTATTTCTTCTGTTGAATCCATTTCAGGTGCAACTGGTGCATTTGGAAGTGGTGCTGCGGCATCAGGTGCCGGTGCAGTATCATCAGCAGGGGGCATGTCCGTTGGGGGAGCCAAATCAGCCGGTGCTTCCTGTTCCATAACCATTTTCTTTCCGTACTTATTGATGGCATTAAATCTCATCAATTCTTCGTGTAATTTTTTTTCTAACATGATATTAATCTTGTAAAAGTTGTCTACCGTCATTTGTGACGTATTTTTTATTTATTCTTTCTACTAAACCGTCTTTTTCTCTAATCACATAACATTCACCTGTTACCAAATCACATTCTTCTCTTTCCATACCGTCATTTGACACATTCTTAACTTGTTTTGGATTTAAGAATTGGTCTACCGTATTTTTTAATTTATTACTATCCATAATATTTTCGTTATAAATATAAATATCCTGTATATTATTAATATTCTTAGTTTATGTTAAAATATAATACATCTCCTTCTTGAATACCGAGAGTTTTCATTAATTTATTAGATAACGCAATACCATAACCATCTATAAATGGTCCAATATTAACGGGACCTGAAACGTTTAACGATTCCACCCTTCTATCTAAATCATAATTTGGAGTTAAACTATATGTTTTATCGTTATTTGGGTTTAAAAATGTAGTCGTACCTGTTATAACCTTATCTGCGGTTATTGACCTAGAAAATTGAAACCTACAAGAATAAAATTCTTTTGAGTTAGCCAAATCTTTTAATTCAGACCATTTCAATCCTGTTTCACCAGATGAATTAACATTAGTTGTATTTTTTAATTTACTCAATAAAGACATATAAGTGGCATCCGTAATTTCATAAATTTTGGATTCCATACCCATTCTTGCCACTTTTGCTCTAAACCAAACTTGAGTCTGACCTTTAGAATTTTTATACATAACTTTCTGAATATATTTCTCATTACCATATCCATTATATGGTACACCAAATTCAGAAATACCTACCGTTTGAATTAACTCTTCTCCCTTTATTTGGGTTGTACCCATATCAGTAACAAAATTACCCATATCGGTTTTTATTGTTTTTTCTGTGGACGAAGATGTGGTTACTTCATTTGCTTTTTTAACAACCGCTCTCGCAGCATTTGTAACTTTATCTAATAAAGATTTATAACTTGAAATAAATGAATCTTCTGGGTCAGGTAAAGCCGCAGCTGGCATCTTTGTACCCTTAAAACTTGTTTCAATGTTGTTATTTCTAATACTATGACTTACTTCTGTAATCCAATACGTACCTCTAAACATTGGGATATTTTTCAAATAGAAGTACATTGTCGGTTGTATCATTACATCACCCATCATGGTCACTTCACATTGATATGACCTATTTTTATATATGTCAAACAATGCAATATCAACATTATATGCCCCTGAACCTGATTCTGATCTTGCAACGTTTTCAAGAACAGTCATTGATTCTGTTGTTTCTTTAAATTGTGCTTGGTCTAATGATACACCCTTGAAAACGTTTTGATATTGGTCACCAAAACTAACTTCAAACGCAACAACTTTATTTGATTTATTTAACTGGTCAACATCATATAGTTCAGGTAGTGTAATAATTAATGGATTTTTATTTCTATTTGAAATATCAAAACTATCATCGTTAAACTTATATGTTGATTTATTCATATCAGCCGGATGTTTTGCAGTCTGACCAACATATTGTAGAATTATTTTAGGTGACGATTCTTGATAATCCACATCTAAAAAAGTACCAAATAAATTTTTAGCAACGCTCTTAGATGGTGTTATTTTTGACCTATTAGATATATTTGTACCATAAAAATTAACATAAGCCGGTAATGCTCTCATATCAATGTTTGCACCTGCAATCAATGTAGATATAGCACTATATAGACTTATTTTGTCATTTTTATTATCAATCAACCCAATAAACTTACTAATATTCAAATACGTTTTACTTCCGATATCTCTATTTGCTCTATCTAAAAATAAAAACTCTTCGAATAATAATCTCTGACCTAAAGAGTTACCCGCAACCCATTTGTCATTAAATGATTTAAATGAATTATAAAGTTCTATTTTAAGTTGTCTATTGTTATATCCATCGATAAAATTTACCGATACGTCGTTTTTTACTAATTCTAATTTTGAAAATCTTGGAATAAGTTGTGTTAAAAAATAATTCAACCTGTTATTTGAACCACCCACTTCGGTGTTAGTGGTTGCTTTGTCTAAAATGTTATTTTTTAGATATGTTACAAATGCGGTTTTAGTATTTGTTCCATTTGTTCCGTTTGTTCCACCGTTTTTAAGATAACCACCATATATTAAAATTAAAGGTCTAAATAATAATACATTTTCTTCTGTTAATGCAATATTTGAAATTTGGAAAAAGTTTAAATATGTGATTCCCGTATCAGGATTTTCACCAACATATAATGTAAGATATTTTGTATCACCACTTTGTGAACTATAGTTAAACGGTTCCCATGTTTCTGTTCCATTTACATAACCACTTAAAACATATGAATCAATTTCTTTTGGATTACCTAATGTGAATTTCACTAAATTATGTTCTTTACATAATTCTTCGGACACATCAACCAATTTTTGTTTTTGTTTATCTTTAATTTTTCTTAAAATCTCTTCAACATTTGTACCGTCTGAGTCTTCTTTCTTTACGGATGTAATTTCTTTTAAAAGTTGTTGAAAGTTATCATACTTTACATTTGGGAATTTTTTATATGGGTCATCGAAACCTATATAATCAGAACTAAATTGTAAAAACATGTCTTCAAATTCATCTAAAATTTGAGGATTGAATGTGGCAATTAAGTCGTAAACTTTTTCTTGATTATTTTTTATTTCAAAAATATCTTTACCTACTTCTTTACTATATTCATATGGAGTATTAAATGTTTTACCACTAAAACTTTCTTCAAGATATTCGTCTTTCCATATAACTCTAAAATTCATTTGTTCAGACATATTAAAATCAAAATCAGAAGGTCGTAACCCGTTTGGTAAATTTTTAAAATTAATATATTCATTATTACCATCACATGGTAATAACGTGTATCTTAAATCTGTAGAATCAAATTTTGAATTATCAACATATTGTGTCCAATAATTTAAACCGTTTTCTTTTGATCTTACATTACCACCTATTTTTCCGTTAGTTGTGTTACCTGAAAAAGATGTATTACCATCAGATACTACATAATGATTATATCCATTTACTACTTGGTGATAAACGGCGTCGTAATATGGATGTAAACCCACATCTTTACTTTGTGAATATGTTACACCCGTTGTATTAAAACTAAACATGGTATATTGTGAACCAGTTTCGTTATCATTAAAAAATTTGTTACCGTCTATATTAGTGGTTATTGTACTCGTATTTGACGTTGTAAAACCTGTTAATATGTCTACACCTTCCAATACTTTTTTCTTATATCTGTGATATATTGAACCCCATTTAAGAATAAGATGATACGGTATAAAATGTGTTCCACCAATTTCTCTAAAAATAGATGACATTCTAATTGGTGAAAGTAAATTTACTGTGGTATTATCTATTGTTGTTCCTTCTGTCCTAATAAATCCAATTTCATCTTTTAAATCAAGATATGGTAATGAATCTAATAACAAATATGCAGAACCCACATACTTACCGAAGGATGTTGTTTTGGTAAAATCACTATATAATTGTTTATGAAAATATGGTGTGTTTAAAATATTCGTTGCGTTATTTCCATTAAACAGTGATCGGGTAAACATGTTAAATATCCCGTCAATTTTTTTATACGGTTCTCTTAACCAGTTATAAAGATTTATTGGTGTTGATATAAATTCATCGTTTTCACCAAATTTAAAAACACCTTTAAATTTAAATTCATCATCAGTAAACTTTTCTTTATTAATGTAAGAAAGGTATGTTTTTGAATTAAATGGGAATATGTTTTTTCTATATGATTCGGGTGTGTAATTTAAAATTTGTTCATCTAAATTTTTGTAAAGAGATTTATCAAATCTTTTACCTTCTAAATTTTCTACAAATTGTTCAAGTTTAAATGATTTATTTATTACATCACTTATATATTTTGTAGTTGGTAGTGAATCTTCGTAATATGGAAATCTTTCCATTGGTGAAAGTTTCTCCATATAATTTAATAAATCATTTTTAGACTTTATATTGTTTTTTAATATGTCTAAAATATCCAGCTCTTCACCTACAACATTTTGTATTGATTCAAATTCTATACCAGCAATTTCATTTAATACTTTATCATTAAATGAATCAATTAATGTAAATAACTTAGCTCTTTCATAAATTTCATATAAAAAAGAAACCGGAGTTCTATCTGAATATGGTAATACAGATTGTGTTTGAAATATTGTACTTACATCTTTTATATCCGATTCTTCTCTATTATTATCAAAAATATATTCCAAGTCATTTACACCACCTTCTTTTTCGGTTAATGGATCATTTAAATTTGTTGATACACCCATAAATTCTTCGACAAACGCAACCTCGGGCCACATTAGACCATCATATGATTTTAATTTATCTTGTAATTCAGGTTCACCGGGATACGCAATAACTCTTTGTTTATCACCTGGTGTTGTTTTTTTAATTTCAGGCCAAGGATATATTGCATCCCCAACACTCTCATCAGAAAAGTTTTTAATTAATTCTTTTCTTTCGTTCGCTAAGTTAAACGCGTCGTTATGTACTTCTTTCATTAATCTAACATAAACCTCAGCGTTTGCCATTAATACACCAAAAAGGTTTCTTATTGTTGGTTCAAATCCAAAACCTTTATCTGGATCCTTAATGATTTCATTCATTTTCTTTTCTATGTCTTTTTCAATTTTTGAATTTTGTTCAAAAAAAACTTTTTTAAGAACATGAACATCCGATAATAATTTATCGATTAATATGTAATATTTGGTGGGATTACTTTTTATTTTACTATAGTAGTTATCAATTGGTGGTAAGGTGTTTGATAAAATTTTTGTATTAACATTCAATCCACCTTTTTTAACATTACTATTAAAAGTTTCTTGGTATTTTTTTAATTCGTCAGATGATGATTTAATAATATATTCTAATGTTTTATTATTAGTGTTTCCTGTAACCAAATCTAAATCAAGTTTATTTTTGGATTTTAATGCAAATCCTCTGGTTACATCTGTATTAATTCTAAAATCATCACTATAATCAGTTAAATCTAAATTTTTATTTTTCCAACCATTAATTTTAATTTCAAAATCATCTAATACTTTTCTGTATGACCTTAAACCATCTAAAACTTTTGGGTCAATAACCTCATCAAAAATTTGTTGTTCTAATCTTTTATCAAGAGTTGATGCCAATGCACAAATTTCTCTTAATGTTTTTACAGGAAAATTTTCAGGTATTAATTTTTTCTGTTTCATTTCAGAATAAACAGATTTTAATATCTGATATCCTTTTGATGATTTTAATGCTTTCTTTTCATATAGACCAGTTTTTTCATTAAATGTTTTTGAACCTTCTACTGTTCTAACAAACATGTATGGACTATTTAAAACCGCCTTTAATGGGATATCGGTCATGAATGGATATGTTGAACCTAAAAATTTTGTGGTTACATCAAAATTTCCTGTACTTGGATTAAATCTTGAATTAAAAGATGTTAGATGTAATCTATATCTAATAGCTTTACCATAATATCCTTTAATTGTTAAATAAAATATTGGCCACGGCATATGAAAAAACGCCTTGTATGGTGAATTTTCCGCAGCCTCAAATAGTGTTTTACCTCTTACATCAACAAAGTCAATAATGATTTGTGGTATAAAATTGGCACCCTTTATTTGTACCGAAATACTTTGAATACCGAAAGATTGTCCCGACCCGTCATTTTGATAGAATTCATCTTTAATTGGATTTCCGTCTTTGTCTTTTTTTTGTTTTGTTTCTAAAAAGGCATCAGTCCATCCTGATGTAAAATTTCTATTATTTGGGTCAGATTGATCACCACTTTGTGATGATAAGAAATTTAAGGTTCCTTTTGCAATTGATGTTAGTGATGATAACTTTTCACCCGAAACCAAAATTGTTCTTGGGACGATATCCGCCTCCAAGTTAACATACATAACCAATTTTTCATGTGAAACATTTCTTGGCTGAACTTCATTATTAACCAACACACTATTAGGATCAACGTAAATTAAATTATTTTCGTCGGTCTTAATTAAAATATTCTCACTATTTGATAAATCATTGTTCGCCATAATATAAATTATACAATTCTACACCTTTCTTATAATCTTGTAAAGAGCTTGTTAAAGGGAAAGGTATTCTTAAAATAAAGTTATCAGGAATTTCAAATTCATTCGTTCCTGCACCAGGATTAGCCATCATTATTAACCATCCAAATGTTGGTGTGTTGTAGAATTCTTGTGATAATTTATCTAATCTGTCTTTTGTTCTTCTATATTGGTGGTACTTATCGGTTCCTTTTATTGGAAGTTCTATACCCGGAACAATTCTAAATTTACCATCGTCTATGAAAAACTCATATCTATCAAAATAATTCCTACTCATGGTTTATAATAGTTTAATTTGTTTCCAGAAACAGGAACCCCGTTTTTAGATTTTAATTTTTTTAATTCAGTTATAACATTTGAATCTGTTATTACATCTTCAGTAAATGTATAAGACAATTCTTTTTCACTCTTTCTCTTTTTAAGTTTTTTAAACTTAAATTTTTTGTCTTTTATTGGGTTACTAATAAATGAATTAAACTTTCTTTCAATTTTTTGTACCGTATTTTCATCAAAAATTGTGGTATCCACCTTAAATACATCTTTAAAACTAGTCTTATCCGTTTCTTTTAATAATACAGATAAAAACTCAGAAAGTGTATTGGTTGTTACTGTTGGTGAATTAAAATTGATGGATGTGTCTAAATCATCGTATAATTTACTATCATTTTTAGTGATATGGTCTATACAATTCTCATATTCTTCATATAATAAATCTCTAGTAAAACCGGATAATACCGCTTTGGTTGCGGTTGTTCCACTAATTTTTGCGTCATATTCATGTTTAACCACAAAATTTAGGTTATCCAAATTTTTAATCAATTCATTTCTAACGGTTATTAGACTATCAATTTTTTTATCATCAACAATTGATTTCATTTTAGCTTCTATAAATGATTTAAAATATGGTTGTAAAAGTTCATTTGCTTTGTTTTGTTTTGGTACAGATAATACATCATCTAATGATAACATCTGAGATAAATTAGAAGTTGATAATGTTTTTAACATTTTATCTTTTAATAAATTAACATAAAATGGAAGTGTTCTGTTTTTTTGATATTCACCAAATAATAATATTGTTCCTGTAGTGTTGTTACCATCATAATATTCATATGTTTTAATATCTCTATAGTTTGGATGTAAAATCATTGATGATATTGATGGTCCATATTCTTTTACTGTTATGTTGTAATAAGAAACATAACTATCGAAATAATTTTCTGTATTTTTATAAATGTCTTCAATAAGTGGTTTATCATAAACCAATGATTTATCTTTTAAGGTACCACAGTATTCACCCTCGTTAAGTTCATTTCCTTTATTATTATTTGTGGAATCTTCTGGCTTAACGTCTTTTACATTTAAACTCTCTAAGAATTGTTTTGTAAAGTCTTTTGCATCCATTCCACCAATTTTCAAACCATCAGATTGTATTGACCTTTCGTCATACATTTCTGTATTAGCGTAGAAATTAGAAGAAAGTGCGTTTTGTAATCTTTCAACAGGTTTTGATAATCCTTGACCACCGATAAAATTAACTTGTAACGAAACATTTGCAATCATTGGTTGTACACCTATTCCTTCAGGATTTAAATCCCATACATTTTCTTCAAATGTTATATTAACATCACGAATAATAATTTTTGAGTGGTAAAAATCACCAACTCTTAAAACACAAATAGGTGGTGGACCAAATGAAGTATTTCTTGCATTTAAATCCGCCAAATCACTAATACCTTTTACAGGTATAGTGTCACCTGGTCTAATACATTGTTGTAAAAAAGTTAATCTTGAGTTTAGACCTTCGGGTGTTGTTGAGTGAAACGCCGGATGGAAATATTTTAATTTATCTTTTAAAGTTTTAAACACAACTGGATCGTTTTCCTCCAATTTTTGGAAATAATAACATTCACTAAGAGTTTTCATTATAATTCTCTTCATGATGTCTACTGGTGGTTTATTTGGTTTAAATACATTATCTTCAACAGGGACCAACTTAGATGTAATATTTGGATCCTCTGTTGGTTTTTGTGGATCTTGTTTTTGTTTTTTAGTGTATGATAATTTAAATGTTGATTGTCTACATCCAAATGCAACGGGTGCGGAAACTCTTAATGAATTTGCACCTGAAACATATTTGAAGTTTTGTTCCGAACAATTTTTATTCTTTTCATTTACAAATTCTTCTCCCGCACTAATTGTTGTTAATTTTAATTTACCTTCAAATTCAGTATATCCAAGTTCCTTTAATGTTATTTCTAATTTAATATCTGTTTTACTATCTTTAGAACCAGTAAATGAACTTGGCCATTTACTATCTAATAAACTTTTTACATTAGTTCCGTCTTTTTTAATTCTATCTAAAACATCCAATAAAATACTATAAGTTCTTCTTATTGATAATTTCCAGTTGTATTCATTATCTGCTAATGCGGAACATGATGAGATTATACCAACAATAATGTCGGTTACAACACCACCTTCTATATCTGTCTTTAATGTTGTTAATTGTGTACCATATGTTGAATAATCTGTCCTTCCTTCTGTTACTTCTTTTACTAAATCATTTTGAGTTAAAGTAATATAGTTTGTAGTTTCTCCTGTGGGTATATCTTTTCCGTATAAAACTTTTTTATCGTTTATTGCATTTGATGTTTTGTATGTTGTTGTACCCGAAAGAATTTCATTTAATATTGAAGTTAAATTACTGTTTGTCTCACCAGTCCACGTATCTGAACCAATATGTCTAGTATATAAATCAGAATATTTTGTTCCTTTATATTCACCTTCAGTTTTCTTTGGCCAGTCGTTTGCAAAATTTAAACTTATCGAAGGAAGTTTTTCTTCTTTAGTTAAATCTTTATTAACAGGTGGTTCTTTTTTAACAACATCTGTTGTTGTTACACTTTTAAATTTCTTTATAGTTGTTACGTCGATTTTTTTATTTAAAAAGTCAGTAATTAATTTTGCATCATCTGGTGTTATTGTTGCATATCTTCTAATTAAATCATAAAAATCTATTTCTTCACAACCAGCAAAAAACGAATTAATATAATTTTCAGATTCTTCATCTGACATACCTTTAAAGTGTTCTCTCACCAATAAATTTAATATACTTGGGTGGTCAACAACAACTTTAAATGAAATCTGTCCACTTCTTTCAGTATTCTGATATGTGTATATTGGTTCAGGTCTTCCTAAAAAATTATTTGATTCCCATTTTGCACTATTTTGTTCACTTACTTTTAAATCATATGGTGGGAACCACATAACACGACCACCGTTATTACCTCTTTCACAATATGGTAAATCATTAACAGTAAATCCTTGTAGGTTGGAAGATTTCCAAGCTAAGTTCTCAATTGAAAACATGTATTTCTTAGCATAAAATCCATCACCCTTTGGTAGTATGTTTGTTGAACCATTGAAATCTCTACCTCCGTTTGATATTGGTGCAATATTTAAATTCCACGGTTTATCTAATATACTATCATCATATTTTCTAACGTTTTGTTGTCTTTTCATTGTATCTGAATAATTCAGATATGATCTATCCTTTGTCCAAACCCTACAATATTCAACACCACTTTCCGCACCGTACTTATCAACATATTGTACCGCAGAACCTCTACTTATCATTACTCCACCCTCTCTAAAAATTCTACTTGTTTGGTCAATTACATTTGCAACATGTGAACGAGCATCACCACCATTAGTCGGCATTGAATCAAGAATATCTTGAGTATAACCTAAAATAGATGTATCTCTAAATTCATATGATGTGGATGTTGAATCATCAAAATCAGATTTTTGATATTCCCATTCTTGGTTATTTACACCAAGTTTATTTCTTGAGTTTCTGCTAATCCAAGTTAATTTACCTGTTATACTTCCACCTTCTGAATAATTTCTTTTTCTTGTAAATAATTCTGTTTGAACAGGGTCAAACATTAAACTTAAATAATAGTTACTTCTTACAGGTCTATCATTAAAATCATTCATTGCATATTTTACATCATTACCTCTATCGTCACCGATATATGCAACTCCTCTTGGTGCTTCGGTACCTAAAATATTTTTTACACCTTGTGCTATATTATCTACAAAATTGAAAATCTTAGATGAGTTTTGTGATCTTGCTGTTGTGGTATAATTTGGAGCATAGGTTGAATACGATAGTAAATCATACAATTGATTCTTTTGACCATCTCCCATGTATTCTATTAATAAATCAGATGGTTTTCTTGATAATTTTGGTCTTCTCTTTATACCCAATAATGATCCAAGTACTCCTGTTATATCTTGGAATACTTTACCAAATTCTGTATTAGGAACAGGTCTTGTACTTGTTGGATTTAATGGGTTGGTTAAATAATCACCAGGTATTTCCGAGAACGGAAACTCAACACCTGAAGCCACCTGTAAAAAATCAATTGCTTTACCCGGTAATGATTTTGCAACTGTGATATGGTAGTTTGGTGCCACAAGTGGTTCTCTACCTGTTATAATATTTGAAGCTGTTGCGGTATTTCCGTTTAATGCGTCTAATATTCTAACTCTACCATTTACTTCTCTTTCTATATTTTGTGAAATTCTCGAGTAAATAGGACCATTTGTGGTCATCAAGTACTTACCTGCAAACTTCATTAACTCAGATTCCGTATCTAAGTTTTTCTGATTAAAAACACTAATTAAATTATGATTTTGTAGTTGGAAATATGGATATAGACTTAAATTGGCCTTTCTCGGTATTGTGTCTATATTTTCAGTTACACTAAATTCCGTTGGTTTATATACGTTATTACTTTGTGGAAATGTCAACATTTGTGTTCTATTGTCCACAAGTGTACCTGTGTCCAAATTAGCACTATCACTTAAACTTTGAATAGGATAGTTACCATTGGTAAATGTTTGAGGACCATTAGGTTGGTTCAAAGTCTTACCAATGATATAATCTCTAAATCTTTTGGTTGAATCAAAATCTAAGTATGTTGGCATTATGTTCTTTTATCTATAAATAGATAATTTGTAAAAATATATCAATTAAACAGTAGCGTAATCTCTTGGGTTTGTTGGGTCAATATTATTCTGAACAACAGTGGTACCTTGATTACCATTTTTAATAATAACCGCAACATCTTTCATTATTCTTTCCATATCACTCGCTGAAACGGGGTTATTTTCTGTTGTTGATTTTTTTTCTTCCTCTTTTGGTTTATTATCAACATTTTTTGGTTTTTCAGGTGCTGCTTGAGCGGCACTTTTTACCTTTTCTTGTTCACTAAATTTGTTTCTTTCCGCATCCATTTGACCCTTAATACTAAGGGTATCCGATTTACCTGAAATATAATCATCCAATGCTTTATTGGTTAATTTAATATACTCATCTGCCTTAGCACCAAAACCTCTATATGTATTAGCAAATTCCACCTTTAACATGGCGGTAATTTCAGATAACAATAATGTTGATTTTTGAGTTTCTGTAAATTGATTTAATGCAATATCTTTCGTATTTTGTTTTTCAAATAATGTCTGATTTTCTAATATTGCGTTTGCTGTTGCTTGGTCTAAATCTTCTAATGCTTGTGTTCTTTCTATACCAAGTTTTTCAGCAATAGATGGAGGTACTTCAATAACCATTTTACCACCCGCACCCATTCTCGCTAAGTTTGTAATAAATTCTTGTTGTTTTTCGTCTACAGTAATACCTGCGGTCATTAAATCTGCCGCTGCGGATGTTCTTTCGGCAGCAGCAATTGCACCTTTAGATAATTCTTGGTAACTTATACCTAATTCATTGGCCATTTGTTTTGCCCTTCTTAGGTTTACACCCGTAATTTCAAATCTTCCTTGTTCTGTATTATATGTTGCTAAAGATTTGGAGGCATCAATTAATGCATCTTGTAAACCTTCTACGTTATTTGTAGCCATATACATCATTTGGAATGGGTCACCCAATGCACCAACTGCACCACCTAAAACTTGTAAATTTGCAGCCAAATCAATTGCTTTTTCAGGGCTCATAACATCTTCCGCAATTTTAAATACGGAATCCATACTCATTCTAAATTCAGTTGCTTTACGAACCATTTCAGCTAAACCTTGAACACCATTTTTAAAACCATATTCATTAATTTTTCCGAGATTCGCGGTCAACATTTCAGTTGTTTTTCTTGTATTAAGACCAAGTGTGAGTGCTGTTTTTCCTGCTTCATTAATATTCGTTAATGCCTTTTCCGCACCAACACCAATTAATTCAAAATTTCTAATAACTTCACCCATATTTTTTAAATCACCAACAAACGCTCTTGACGTTTGGGACATGTCCTCTAGAAATTTTTCATTGTATGTAGTAAATCTTCCTGTTTGTTCTGTAAGTTCTATTGCCGTATCTGCCAGTTCATTGAATGAATATCCCATTCCTTGAACTTTATCGTATGCATTAACGATGTTATCCCTATATCCTCTAGATAATTCACCCGCAATACCAATTTGACCATTTAATTTGTTTCTTAAGGATACCTCCTTCTCAACCATTTTAAAGGCTGCGTCCGCTAGTCCCGTTAATGAACTTGAAAAAATTTTACCGAATGCACCAGCAGCGTCTTTACTTTCATTAAAGGCTCTACCGACATTAGATAATGCATCTGTAATATCATTTGTACTAATTAGTTCTTGTGCAGCTTCACTACTGATTAAACCGGCTCCAGTTGTGTATCCTTGTACACTACCTATTTTACTTAATGTACCTTTAGAACCCGTTTCATTTGGTACAGTTTCCTTTATTGGCCATTTTTTATCAAGAAGTTTATAAAACTTATCTGAATCAAGTTGATTACCACCTGTAACATTTGCATTAAAACTTGCAACAGCTGTTGATCTATTACTTGAACTGTTAATTATTGATTCTATGGTATCTGCCATAACTATAAATACTATTTAGAAGAGTTTTCCAACTCAACCATGTAATTGATGTAATATCTTCTTATATAGACAGGCATATTGAGAATATCTCTATATGAGAATCCTCTTTTAACTAAGAATAAAATTTCGTCTAATTGACCTTTACTATAGTCCGTAGAAAGGGCGAAAAAACTCAACCCCGAATCCAATTTCAACGTGGATTGTGTCTCCTGACGGGGTAGTTACTTTTTTCTTTAAATCTAATGAAGGTTTATTTTCTCTTACAAATTTTCTAAAATCTTGTGAATCTTTGATTGGTAAATTTTGTATAAAATTGTGAATGTTCATCATTTCTCTATTACCTGAAACCGATTTAATCATCATCTCAAGTTCTTTTGTTATAATTGGTGCTACACCATTCCCATTCCAACTTTTTTCTATTTCCTCTAATTCTTTTTGTTGTTTTCTTGTTAAGAATTTAAATGTAATATCTAATTTAGATTTTTCCATAAAATATTTAAATTCACCATTTTCATTTGGAATTAGTTTAAATTCTTTAACACTAACTTCACTCAAATCTACTTTAGTACTAAAAGTTTGATTTGTTTTTGGGTCATTAACAAAAACATTAAATTCAGGACCAAACGCGGTATTTCTTAAAAATATTAATATTGCTTGTCTATCTTCTTCAATTAATTCGTCAATATTAATGTCTTTATCTAAAACTTTTCTTTTTAACAATTCATCAACAACAGTATTTGATTGAATTAAGTTTTGTGCAGATAAAATATTTTCATCTGATGCAGTTAGGTATGCAACTCTAACTGATTTTTTTTGTGTTGTATAATAAATTCCTTTACTTGGTAATTCTACAACATCGTATGCAATTGTTGGGTCTATTGAAAATTGTTCCATAATTAAAATATATTAAATAACTATATCAATGTAAAGTTTTTAAAATAAAAAAAGGTATCCCTTTCGAGATACCTTCCTTGACAGATTTTTTATTATGTTAATATACTTGAATACATCTATCCATTCTTAAAGAACAATCGATAGTTGCAATTGCATCGTTATTATAATCTAATTCATTGAAGTTCAAGTTTGTAATAAAACAACCTTGTAATATCCATTTTTCAACCACAACTCCTGTTGGGTCTAACATTTCCAGTTCTACATCTTTCTTATAACCAGCAGCATATCCCATTCTACCTGTTACTGATTCGGCATGTAAACGGAACCACTCCATTAATGCTTGAGACGCTGAAGGTCCAATTGGGTCTTTAAATTTAACTCTCATCTCTTCCCATGTAAATCTACCAGCTACATATGTTGATGTATTTAAAAACGGAATCTCAACTGAGTTAATTTTTGCACTAGGTCTCGCACCTGATGTTACATACCATTCATTGATACCCAAAGATGATGGGAATCTAAAGATGAATCGGTTAACACGTTTCGGTTCATATGGAACCGGCATTTTCATTAATAAATCTGCCATTTTGTATTTGTTAAGTTTTAGTTTATCTTTCTTATAAATATATTCAAATCGAGAAATATTTTATTTTACCAAATACTTGATTTTATCAAAAAAATATGTTAGTTTTTTACTAGTCCCAGTATCCAGTTCTAGAATATTTCTTTATTATTTAATAAATACTAGCATATCTAGTTCCAGAATACTGGGTTGAGTATAAAAGTATAAAGATTATAAAAAATGGTTCCCCGTGGAACATGTGGAACAATAAAAAAGGGAATCCAATGGACTCCCTTTTATTTTTACTTTTATTATTATTAAATGTTATCAAAAGATGCTCCTGTTGGAGTGATAATGAACTCAACATCAATAAATTCAAGAGAACGAGTAGGTTTAATATAGATTTTACCTCTAAGTGTATTTGCATCTATATCCTCTGGATCATTTGATACTGTTACACGGAAATCATATAAACCTCTTTCTTTCTTAATTGACTCAAGAATTGGGTTTACCAATCTCAAGAACTCATTTCTTACTTGCTCGTCGTTTTGTTCAAATAACAATCTTACAGAAACCGCAGATATTAACTTTCTTGCTCTTAACAACAATCTTCTTACGTTAATTCTGTCAAGTGCTGACTCTCTAACCTGTAGGGTTTTATTACCCCATATAATCGTACCAGTGTCAGAGAACGTTGCAATAGGGTTAATTCTGTTCTTATATAGGTCATCTCTTTCGTCAAGGGTAAGTTTCTTAAACGCTTTAATTGCGTTTACTAGACCTCTTGAGTAACCCGCCACCGCGAACCATGGATATGATACGTTATCGGTTAAAGCGATGTTTTTAACCACTTCACCTGTTGGTGGGATGTATAATTGGGTTGCATTGTCTCCGTCTCTTACCTGAATCCAAGGCCAGTATGTTGCGGAATAGTTAGTATCTAAAGCTACCATATCTAAGTCATCAATCACCTCCTCTGCTGTTGACACGTTTGGAGAGTTAATAACATATAATGAATCCGCTCTATCATTCTCAACCATATCTATCGCTTGAGTTACAAGTGAACTGTGGTTATAGAAATCTATACCAGGTGTTGCGAATACGTTTATATCAATTGCTTCAGGGTTTGCAAATGTTTGAATACCTTGTAGATATGAATAATAATCAGAATTACCTACTGTAGAACTGAATACACCACCGTTTGTTGTGTGACCACTAACATATGTTGTTTTTCCGAAAATGTAACCATCTCCGTTAGTTCTTACATTTCTATAGATATCCCAACCATCAAATCCACCGAATACTGCAAATGTAAATTTACGATTATTAATACTACTTAAACTACCCTTTTCTGTACCTTCTAAATCATATGGTGTCGTTTGATATGTAACACCTGTGATAGAAGATGCGTTTGTTGATAAGTGGAAACCAAAAGTTTCTGAAGTTGCACCAATACCTTTATACTTAAACAAATCTCTATCATAACCAACTTGAGATGATAAACCTAAAGAAACTTTTCTAACTTTATCACCGTTTGACAAAATAGGTGTACCGTTTGATTCATAAGAAACTACGTCACCGGCGGTATAATATTTTGTTTTGTAAAGGATACTACCTAAATCACTTGATCCTGAACCAAATGCCCCATTACTCTTGAATCCTTTGAAACCAGATGGGAAAGCGTCTGTTGGGTGATTGTCAGCCATAGATAACATAATGAACTTAGAACGTAATTCGTATTCACCATCAGATGTACCCACTTTCTTTGCAACATAACCTGGTAAATCAGGATTCATGTTACATCTTGAAAACTTCTCAAGTACAACTATATTGTCATCAGTATCGTTGAAATCTCTCACGATTAAATCGAAATCACCACTATCTAAGTCGATGTTTTGAATTGTAATTTTAACTTGGAAGTTAGCAGCCTCACCATCTGAAATTGTAATTACTTCAAATAAATCTGCAACTTCACCACCACGAACTTCAGATACAACCATTGGTGAAATTGTTGTATCCCATTGACCTACGAAATTATTACCGTCTGTCTCAACAACAACTGAAGTACTTAAACCTCTTATTAATCCATTATCATATGCTGCCTTTAAAAGGTTAGGATATGATTCATGAACATAAACAGGAAAATCTGACTTATCTTTATCAAATACGTCAGTACCCAAAACTTTAGTTATAAATTTAGTTGATCTTGAATCTAATGAACAAGTAAATGATTTAGCACCACCTGTTTCACCTGTTACATTAAGAGTAAACTCATTTAATGGATTTAATTCAATATCTACACCAACAATCTCATCAATATCTACAGATGTACTACCACTAACTTCTAATTGTAATGTCTGACCACTATATGAACCTCTTGATCTTAACGCTGCCACAACTATGTTGTCATAATCAGTGTTTAAAGATGCATCATATGAATATCTTGTCACATCGAATACACTTGTACCACTATTCCACACAAACAGATATGAATAAACATCTGTTATTGAAAGTCCACTATTAAAGAACACGTTGTACCATTCTTTTTGGTGATTAGAAGTTTCATTATCAACACCTGTTAAAGGTGAAATAACCTCATCTGATGCGGTTAATGCTGAGATATCATCTGAATCACACTTACCGATAACAAACCATTTTCCATCGTCTGAATTAGTAAAACCACTAAAATTTTCATTAATGTAATCTGTTATTGATGAACCGTCATGTGCTGTTTTACCTGAAAGTTCACCAAATATAGGGGAACCACTTGGGGTATCAGGATTCATTGTTACACCGCTTGTTGTAACTGATGTTAAATCTACAGTCACACCACCTATTGTTTTTATACCATAAGTTTTTCCTGGTTTGTATCCAGTTAAACCCAATACTCTTGTTACGAATAATTGATTTGATTCTTCTAAATATGATTTAGCTACGTATGGTAATTCATACTTTGGATTACCGTTACCATCTTTCACTGGAGACGTTGGGCCAAAATATGTTCTAAACTCATCGAAGTTGCTAATTAAAATTGGTTCAAATGCGGGTCCTTTTAGTGTTTCACCAACGAGACCTAATGTTGTTACACCTACACTTTGAGCCACAAATGTTAAATCTTTCTCTGATGTATACACACCCGGAGAAACGAAAACTCTGTTTGAACTTGCCATTGATTAATGTTTGGTTAAATAATTTATTACTTTACATTATAAATATCTTTGTTTTTATGAAAGATTTCCCTAATTTTTTTAAAATAGATATTTATTTATCTTAAATTATCTTAAATTATCTTTACTATGGAAAACAAGACCAAAAACGTTAAAATAAGTGAAAAACACCACGAAATACTTAAAAAGTATTGTGATGATAAGGGTATAAAAATTTACAAAGTTTTGGAGAAATTAATAGAAGAAAATTGTAAACCCAAGAAAAGAGATATCTATGGTGAGTAATTAGTATAAATAAGTTATACCAATTCTTGAGTTGTTTACAGGTGCACCTTGAAGTGTAATTTCTTTTTGACCGGTGATTTCAAAACCAACACCTTCTTCTTCAACAAGACCATTTATATCTAAAGTAACAACACTATCTATAAAATTATTAACCACAAAAGATAAGGTTGAACCATCGTATGTAAAATATTCTGTTACAACCTGAATTGGTTTACCATAAGTGTCAATAATAACACTATTTCTACCTTTATAATAAGTTATTGTAATAACACTTCCTTCTAATGGTGGAGTTGAAAACGTTATTTTAGATGTTCCTACAACATGAAAATAGTCTACGTCTCTTTCTTGAATTAGACCATTTATCGCAACATTAAATAAAATACCAATTGTTTCACCAACACTAAATGCGGTTTGTAAACCATCTGCGGTAAAACTAACGACGGTAATATCAATTGATTTACTAATATATTTCTTTTGGTAATTGCTACTTTGTATAAACTCATTCATAAGGAACATTCTACTTAAAGCTGGTTTTACTTCAAATTCTTCACTATCTATCAAAATACCCAACATGGTAAATTTATAGTTTTGAATATAAAACCTACGATTATCTATTGATTCCATAGGTGTACTATCATCTATACCATCTAATACAATTGGAATATAGTGACCTTTTACTGTTGTGTAAGCCTGTCTTGATGAAAACTTTTGTAAAACAATTTTATTAAATTTATTTAAATCTCTAAATTTTGTACAAACAATTGTTACCTCATAGGAAATATCTATAGCAACGGGTTGTGGCATTTTATAAATGTCCGCACCCATTTGACTCCCATTCCATGTTGGTACGGACGCATAATAGAAAGTACTCCTATCAGGAATAGTTCTTTGAATTGATGGATTTGTTCCAGGTTGTGCGTCAGGTTTTCTGATCAAAGCAATAAACGGAAGTTTAATGTTACCATCATCATCTGTAAATTGCCAATTGTTTGTAAACTCACCCCACCTTTGAATTGTCATTATTTTTGGGATAACAGGAATAATATCACCATCTGTTACAATTTTGAAGTTCTTTTTTACAAAGTCCAACATACCTCCATCCAAATCATCATGTAAAATTGAATCGGGTAAATAAGAATCGGCCTTGGTGATTCTATCTAATAATTCTTGTCTTCTCTCAAGAATCTTTTCACCTTGGTAATACTCTTTGTTTCCGTAAACCTCTATATTGTTTTTTCTTTTTGGGATACCCATATTATACTCCTCTAAATTCTGATTCTTGGACAGGTGCACACTCTATTGTTACATAGTGTGGTTTATATCCAAACATTTTATGTTTATTATCGGCTTGAATTCTACCGTCGTTAACTACTTGATAAAAACGTAGTTTTTCTTCACTTTCAGCATAACCAACAAAATCACCATATCTAATACTCACACCTAATTCATCTAAGTGTGAAAGATAAATTCTAATTGTAAGGTTACCAGGTTCGAGGTATCTCATAACACCATTTTTATAAGACGAGTTCTTTGCTTCACCAATTTGAACTAAACCATTGACCTCTACGGGTGGGAAAAACTTAATCTCATCTTTACCAACTTCAGCATAGATTGAGTCTGTGTCGGTTTTAGTCCTTTCGACTCTATATAAAACAAACTTCATATTCAAATCTCCATGAAGATACTCTTGACCCATTTGAATATTTATATCAAAATCCTCTTGTGAGAAGAATTTCGATAATCTCGTAATCGGTAGTTTATTTTTCATATTCTATAAATAGTTTAATATCTCGTTCTAATTATTTATATTTTAAATAATACATACTATGGGTATTCCTGAAATAGAAGCTAGAGAAATATTATCAGTATATGAAGGTTCTAATAATCAATTATTAGAATGGAAGAGAAAATTTGTGGAGGTTAAAAATTTCAATTTAACTCGCCCACAGGCGGACTATGTTTTAAAGTATAAAGACACCACCCCAAAAATAGCAAGAAAATACATAAAAATTGTTTCGACTTTTGGTGAGAAGTTAATGGATGACAAATTATTAACAACCCCACCAACTGAGATATGGTGTGAAAAATTACTGTGTGAATCTGATAAAGCGTTTCACATTTGGGGTAAAATTGTTGACTCAGACAAACTATCGTCATTTTGGTTACCCAAAGCAGCGGTTATACAACCCGAAAAGAAATTAAACCGTGAAATTGATTATTCCAAATATTCATCAAGACCACCTATGGATCACCAAAAAGTGGCGATTGAAAAACTATTAGCAAATGACAAATACATCCTTGCAGATGACATGGGTTTAGGTAAAACAACGTCTGCGGTCATTGCGTCGTTAGAAAGTGGTGCAAGAAAAATTCTTATAGTTTGTCCCGCTTCATTAAAAATCAACTGGGAGAGAGAAATAAAAAATTATAGTGATAGAAAAATATTAATAGTTGAAGGACGTAAATGGGGTCACACTTTTGATTTCTACATTATAAATTATGACATTATTAAAAACTATCATACAACAGATAAAAGTGAAGATAGTGATGATTATAAATTATTAGTTAATACCAATTTTGATTTAGCGATTGTTGATGAGGCACATTATATTTCAAATACAACAGCAAATAGAACAAGATTATTAAATGATGTTTTAGATACCATACCAAAAGTTTGGTTGTTAACGGGAACACCAATGACATCAAGACCAATTAATTATTTCAACTTACTTAAAATTGTTGATTCACCACTTACATTAAATTGGCAAACTTATGTTAAAAGATATTGTAAAGGATTTCAATTTAGAGTTGGTAATAGAAAAGTTTGGAACACAAGTGGCGCAAGTAACTTAGATGAATTAAGAGAAAGAACAAAGAATGTTGTATTAAGAAGAATGAAAACAGATATTCTTGATTTACCCGAAAAAATTGTTACACCTGTTTTTGTTGAATTGAATAGTAAAATGTATGATGAAGAATTGGAAGAGTTTGTTAGAATTAGTAAAGAGAAAAAAGAAGAAGATACAATTAGTATTACGTTAAATCGTCTAATGAAAGTTAGACAACTTATTTCTTATGAAAAAATTCCATACACCTGTGAATTGATTGATAAATGTATTGAACAAGGAAAAAAAGTTATTGTGTTAACAAACTTTACAATGACTCTTGACATGTTACATGAGAAATATAAAAAGACATCTGTTGTGTTAGATGGACGTATGTCAAAAGACAGAAGACAAGATTCAGTCGATAGGTTTCAAAATGAAGACAAAATAAAAGTATTCATTGGTAACATAAAGGCGGCTGGAGTTGGTATTACATTAACAGCAGCAGAAGTTGTTATTATGAATGACTTATCTTTTGTACCGGCAGACCATTCACAAGGTGAAGACAGAGCATATAGATACGGACAAAAAAATAGTGTTCTTGTTTACTATCCGGTATTTGAAAACACCATTGAAAAAGTTATTTACAATATTTTACAAAAGAAGAAAAACGTCATAGACCAAGTTATGGGTGACGGAGAATTTTCAGAATCTTTCGGTCAAGATTTAATTAAGAACCTCCTTTAATCGTCACAATTAAATCTCGTATACTTTTTTCTAATTTTTTATCGTCGATGTTACCAATAGAGACATAAATTTTTTTATTCTCTAAATCTAAAGAAATAATATTTTCTTCACCTTCTTTTATTTTATAGGTAAATTCAAAATTATTTTTCCCACCGACTTCAAATAATTCTAATAAACTATCATTCATATATTACATCACATTTTTTAACATATAAATCATTATGAAAACATACATACCTGATTCCATTTTTTTGAATTGTTTTCATTTTTGAAATATCATTTTTAAACACATATAGACAATTTTCACTTGGTACATAAAATACAAATAATTTTACATCTGGATATCTGTTTACACCCATACCGTTACGTACTTCCCAATAATCTTCATTATTTAATACAACAGATTTCACACCTTTTATTTGTGTACCTGCATTAACAATATTTTTTCCTTGAAATTTTGTAATACAATCGAACCCATCAAACATATCTAAAGCTTCACCAGGAAGGTCATCGTAAGACTCAATACCAATTACATTTTTATCGTTTAAATAATTTTCATAATGTTTGACCCAATTCTTTGTATGTTCCAAACCTTTAATCCAACTATTAATACAATATTGACGAAGAATCCAATAAGTTTCTTTTTCTTCACTGAAAAAATAATCTTTATGTTTTTCAAGTAATCTTAAAAATTTATTAAGTTCACTTACGTTATATAATTCTCCTTTACTTAAATCAAAATTAATACCATTATTTGGTTCAATAATATCTAAAAGATGTTTTGCGTGTGTGATTGCAGTGTAATTTGTGTTAAATCTATTAAGGTGACCCCAAAATAATTTCCCACCAATTATTTCAACAATTCCAGAAAAACGTTTCCCTTCTTTATTATATCTTATTGACCATCGATTTGGTTGGTGTCCGTAAATTGAAAACATGATATCCTCAATTTTGTCACATATTTTCCATTTATATGGACCATTGTTAACAAAGTAGTTAAAAATATCTACTTCGTTTCCATAATAAGATTGTAATGTGTGGTCGTATTCTAATGTCATATTCACAAATATAAACTATTTATTGGAATATACCAAAATATTATGTCAGTAACAGTAATATCACAACCTGAAAAAGAGAAATTATATACACAAGTATTCCATTTATTGGGTATGCCCGTTCGTGGTATCGAATTAACCGAGGAACAAATGGACACTTTTTTGGAACTAGCCGTTTCGGAATATGAACAATATGTGAATGATTGGTTAATTGAATCTCAATGGTCTTCTCTTATCGGTTTGGATGTTGATACCCAATCATTATCAAGAGCATTTACTACGAGAGGTTTAGACTACGAAACACAATATTCTTATTCGTATTCTAAAATTGTGGGTTTACAGGCGGGTGGTCCTTGGGAATTGAAAAAAGATTATTTTAAATTATCGGGAGGAACCCAAACATATGAAATTCCGGCCGGTAGAGAAATAAACGAACTTTTATGGTTCCAAAGAGCAGAATTAACTGACTCAATTGTTGACCCATTCTTGGGTGGTTTTGGTGGTCTTGGTGGTGTTGGTTTTGGTGGTGTGGGTGGTTTTGCTCAAATGGGTACATCAGGTTCATATTTTCTACTTCCTGCTTTTGATTTATTAATGAGAATGCAAGATAGAAATATTAAAAACCGTTTAATTGGTGGCGACGTTACATACAGAATTACTGCCGGACCAAACGGAACAAAATTGGTTCATTTATATAATGTTCCGGGTGGTAAATTTGATTTTTCTAATTTAAGAAATAACTACAATGTTTGGTATTGGTATTACGATACAACAGATAGAGATACATGTTTGGACCAAAATGCCGACGTTATAAAGTTACCATCAGATATCGATGTTACACCTCTAACTTGGGATGTATTAAACAAACCCGCACAAAACTGGGTTAGAAAATATCTTATCTCCTATGCAAAAGAAGGTCTTGCAAGAATATGGGGTAAATTTTCAGGAGATTTACAAGTACCGGATTCACAAGTAAAATTGGACTATACCTCATTACTTACTGAAGCAAAAGACGAAAAATTAAAATTAATCGAAGAATTAATGCAAAGACTTGAAAGACTTCGTCCTGAAAAAATTCTTGAGAGAAAGGGAAACGAAGCAGAAAATCTTAATAAGGCATTGAAATATAGACCAATGATTTCACCATTTAATGTGATTTAAGATTCCACGGCGTGATAGGCATAATCATGTGCATTATTTTCTATAATTTCATCTTCGTTACTTTTAATACTATTTGCTTGTAACTTAACAACCTTTCTATTGTAATCAACCCAATGTTGATCAACAAGTGACAAACTATCTTCTACATACATAAAGAACGGATCTTTATTTACTCTATTCCAAAATAATACCTCACTATCAGACAATGTCATAACCTCGTCAAATTTATCTTGACCATCTTCTTTTAAAGGATACCCACTAACTAATTCACATTGAAGTTTTGTAAAATATTGTCTGTCTTTAGGGTCTTCAATTAATATGTCTTCTCTAATTTCAGGTTTAAAAACACAAAGTAACGGTTCAATTCTTTTATTAAACGTTGACAAATATCTTGGTACATTATAATCACCAGTCATGTTTGGATTGTTTTGAATTTCCTTTTCGGGAATCATGTAACAATTAACCTCAATATAATCCGACGGCATTGGATATCCATGTTTTTGTTGAAATTCTTCTTGTTGTTTTTTTGTTGGTTTAGAAATTTTTTGTACGTCTCCTGATGATTTTTTTAAACCATTATTAATATAATAAATTGTTTCACCCAATCCGGCGGGATAATCATTCAACATTACAAGTTCCATATGTGCCTGTCTTGACATTAATGAACCTGCCTTAGTTACTTTTTTAATGTGTTTTTTATAATCATCTAAAGATTGTTTAACACGAGATTTATTTGCAATTTTAGATAATGGTATTTCTTTATTATAAATTTTATTTACATAGTCATAGTATAAATCAATAAAACCAACACCATCACCATTCAATAACATTTTTAATCCTTCATCTAAAAACTCAACAACATATTGTTGTAATTTTTTAGATTTGATTGTGTTGCCCGTTAATTTAATTTTTTCCTTACCTTTTTTCATCATTTTAATAATGTAATTTTTACGGGAAACATTAATACAAGCTGGTGCAACATAATCTATATCCAACCCCATTTCATTTCTCATAAAAATATCGTTAAACTCCGCCGTGTCTGCTTCAATACCACGATATTCTTTACCTTCAGTTACTAATTCATTTAAACCTTTACCGATATAAACTGTGTCATTTATATTTTCAGGAGTTTCAAAGTTAACACCATCTGTATCCATCACCAATGGTTTATAACCTTTATTTTGGAAAAACATAATCATCATTCGTAAACATTGACGACCAACACAAGTAATAGTTTCACCCATATTCATATCACCCCATGGAAATACTTGTGGTGCGGATAACGAACCAAAATAAGCATTGATGAAAATTTTAATTGGTAATTGTTTACGGTCATACATCTCAGCTAATACAGGATCTTTATCTTTTAATTCCCCCGCCAAATGTTTGTATTTGATACGAATATTTCTAAAATATTTTAACATTGATTTTTGAACACCCATAACATCACACTCAGGAAACACATCATAT